TTGGTCTTGGTCTTGGTCTTGGGCTTGTTGCTTGGCTTGGTAAGGCCGAGCGCGGACATGATGCGATTGATTTGCTTCTGCCGCATGGCGTAGTCGTCGTGGTCTTGGTTGTAGGCGATGCCCAAGCCTATGTCTGCGCCACGTGTACGCTCGACATACAGCTCGCCTGAGCCTGAGTAATAGAACTCATCACACGCCACGATGAGCGTGTGTAAGACGGTGTGGAAGTCCTCGCCTTCTACGATGGCTTTGAGTTCACGCACTTTGTCCGCAAAGGACTCACCTGCACGAAAGACGGCGAATGTAGCTTTCTTGATAGCTTTGGTATCCATAGCTTTTCCTTCCGTAGACATGTTGTCTACTTAGTTGTGCATCACGCGCGCATTGATGCGTTGTGTGCATGAATAGCACCAAGCAATGTAGTTGCGCGGATGTTTTGACACGATTACGAACTTGCGAGCACCCTCGCTTTGTTGTCGTCGCACAAAACAAAAAGCCACGCAATCGGCGTGGCAACGAATGGCTGAGCAAGTCCCAACCATGACTATATTATACCATAACGTGTTTCTGAGAACTCCCAGGGGGTTAAGCGTTTTGTCCCACTTGCGACCCCACTGTACCCGTATCCCCCCAGTGTGGTGGCTAGGTAGGGGGGCTACGTGTGACACTATTTGTCTCCAACACCACAAATTTTTTACAACCCTCACAATAAATCTACAAAAAATCCCTCACATAATGTCAAATATTTGACATACGTACACAAAAAAATCCCGGCAAGCGCCGGGATAATGGGAAGGGCGTCGTGCCCCAACATCAAGGAGAGTAGCTATGGACAAGCTACACCGTTAATATACGCACCCATTGCACAAACGTCAATAAAACATTACCCTACGCTAACTTAAACCGAGGTGCCACTTTTTCCCTCAGTATGTTTGAACATTTAATTATTTACGATGATCCCCCACCGTTTGTTTCGGTGGATAAAGCAACGCCCCAACAGATATTAAATGCGCAGATTAATACGGCTGATTTTTTAGAGTCGATTGGCGCAGCGTCTGAAGAGGAGGTTGAAGAGAAAGCAAGCAAGAAAAACGCACAGCTTGCGTTTACTGCTATGGCTGCTGGGGCTCCCACTGAAAAAGTTAAAGAACAACTATTGGCTAACACAACGCCAGTTGCTGTTCGACGACTTGTAGGGATGCTGACGGCGTACGACTGGGCGTTTGTTGAACAGGCGCGACAAATGAGAGGGTATGCGGTCGCAAAAATATTGGAAGATACGGAGCACCCAGACCCCAGGTATCGGCTGAAAGCGCTGGAGATGTTGGGGAAGGTCACTGAAGTGGCGCTATTTACTGAGCGAGTAGAAGTTAAAAAGACAGAACTCAGTGACGAAGAGATTGAAACAAAAATAAAAGACAAGCTTGGTAAATATATGGGCGCTATTGAAGTGACAGCGCAAGAGAAAACAAGTGAATCTTAGTAATCGGGAAGTCGAAGCGCTTAGAAAAGCGTTGCCATTAATGCCTGCGGAAGAAAAACTGGAGGTATTAACATTATTAGATGAACACGAACGCCGTAAAAATATTAAAAGTGCGCGTAAATCATTATTATCTTTTGCGCATCACGTATATCCAGGATTTAAAGAAGGCGCACACCACAGAAAATTAGCCAAAATATTTGAAGACGTGGTGGCAGGACATAAAAAACGAGTCATTATTAATATTGCCCCACGTATGGGTAAATCGGAGTTCTCTTCCTACCTGTTCCCTGCGTTTTTCTTGGGTAAGTACCCCGAAAAGAAGATCATCATGGGCACGCACACCGCTGGCCTGTCAGAAGATTTCGGTCGTAGAGTAAGAAACCTAATTGAAAGTGAAGAATACCAATCAATTTTCCCCAATACTCAAGTCGCCGACGACCAGAAAGCGGCGGGAAAATGGTCTACCAGCGCAGGAGGACAGTATTACGCAGCAGGTGTTGGTGGCGCACTGGCCGGTCGTGGTGCAGACCTTTTTGTCATCGATGACCCGCACTCAGAACAAGACATGAAGGCCAACAGCCGTCTGGCATTTGACTCCGCATGGAGTTGGTTCCAGACAGGCCCATTACAGCGTCTGATGCCCGGCGGGGCAATCATTGTCATCATGACACGCTGGAGTTTGATTGACTTAACCGGTCGCCTGATTGACTTCTCCATCAAGAACCCCGACGCGGATCAGTGGGAGATAGTGGAGTTGCCAGCCATCCTCCCTTCAGGGAAATCGCTCTGGCCAGAGCAGTGGCCGGTGGAGCAGCTAGAGGCAAAGAAGGCGGCGCTTGACCCGCGCTTCTGGAACGCCCAATATATGCAGCAGCCGACGGCTGATGGGGCAGCTTTTATCCCGCGATCTGCATGGCAGATTTGGCCGCACGAGAAACCTCCGCAGTGCGAGTTCATTATTCAGAGCTGGGACACCGCGCACGAAACAAAAACCACCTCCGACTACAGCGCCTGCACAACGTGGGGCGTGTGGTACAACGAAGAGGATGGCAACAGCCCACACTTAATACTGCTCGATGCCTTTAAAGACAGGATGATGTTCCCTGAACTGAAGGAGACTGCGTTCAAGCATTGGAAAGAATGGGACCCCGATGCGTTCATCGTTGAAAAGAAAGCAGCAGGCTCGCCGCTGATTCAAGAACTGCGGCGCATGGGTATACCGGTACAAGAGTTCACCCCCTCACGTGGTAACGACAAGATTGCACGTATGAACGCGGTCTCTGATCTGTTTGCCAGTGGCAAGGTGTGGGCACCGGATACGCGATGGGCGCGTGAAGTCATTGAAGAAATCGCAGCGTTCCCGGTGGGCGACCATGATGACTTTGTAGATACCACCACACAAGCACTCCTGCGCTATCGGCAGGGTGGATTTATCAGCCTGCCATCCGATTATGAAGACGAGCCAGCGATATTTCGGCGCAAACAGTTTGCTTATTATTGAGGTGGGGTATGACGACGCAGAAGTTTATGGGGCGTAACCAAATGCTTGAGCGGTTGACGGAGCAGATGCGTACACAGAAAAATCCGCCGAAAGACCCGGAAGCAGCCGCACGCGCTGTGTTGGTTGCACGCAAGATGATGACTGACACAGGCGAATATACGGAGCTTGGGCAGGCACGCAACAGCATGACAGCAGAAGAACGTGCACTTGATCGTGCACAGAAACGCACAGGTCTACCGCAACGCGCGTTTGTTTATGACGCGAGAACCAACAGAGCAATCAAAAAGTAAGGACAACTTATGACACCTGACGAATTTAACAGACTGCCGCCAGTGATTCGAAATGAGTTGATGAAAGATACGGTACCGCGAGCTTTAAATACGAAGATTCGCCCCACCACAAAAGAGCCTTATACCAAGGCAGGCGCGGCATCTTTGCTAGGTGAAGCGTACGATCCTTATATGGGGGTAAATGAATTAGGTACGACTTACCGCGAAGCTGCTGATGACCCAACAAGCCGATCATTTATTACGTACAACCCAAACGACCCAACGGCTGCAATCACTAGAGCGCATGAGATGGAGCATGCGCTGGCTGCTCAAGGCCGTGGTGCGGGCCACAATTTGAACCCAATGTGGGATGAAATGGTCGGCAAAGAAGGTGCAAGGCGTGGAGAAATTGTAAATCGGCTTATTAAACATGCTTCATATTTGCAAGAAAAATACGGTCTTCCAGAGGTAGATGTAAAGGCTGGATATTTTTCAAACCGTGTTCTCAAACGGCCTGATAGGCATAACTTTTTGTATGAGCAGATGGCAACACTGTCAGCGTTAGAACAAAACGCTAATAAACGTCTGGTAGAGGACCCGTATGTGCGAGAGCATATTTTAAAGACCCCCGCAGAACGTGAAACATACGAGGCTTTGACGGGGCTAAGGCAGACGCGGCTAGATGCAAAAGACTTACCGCCGTATACACGACAACCCGGCTCAACCGAACCCAAGACCGCGCAAGACAGCGCAGGGTTTATGGCTAAGTTAAAGAAGCTGTTTGGTTATGCCAACGGCGGAATAGTTGACGCGGCTGGCAATAAAAGAGTCATTTGAAAGTTCAAACTAAGGACAAACCATGGCGACGAATTTTGACAAAGCGTTGTACCAAGCCCCGGTGGGTATGCCTGATGAAGATATGGAAGGCATCGAGATTGAGATCGTAGACCCAGAGGCGGTGCACATCGAGGGGCCGGGCTTCGAGATCGACATCGAGAAAGATGGCGAGGGCGAAGACTTCAACGCGAACCTTTAGATGAGTTGCCGGGTGACGTGCTGGAGACGTTGGCCTCCGACTTGCAGGAAGACATTACAAACGATCTCTCATCGCGCAAGGACTGGGAAGATACGTACAAAGAAGGCTTGACGTTACTTGGGTTGAAGTACGAGGAGAGTACAGAACCGTGGAATGGAGCCTGTGGTGTATTTCATCCGATGATCACAGAAGCGGTCGTG